ACTAAACCTGAACTTCTAGAGAAGTTCCGCGATTTCGTAAAACCTTGGGCCAACCAAGTAGCGCAATTATACCGACCTGTGACAAAACTTGCTAAACAAGCTGCCTATTACGGAACTAAAAGATCCGAAGGTGGTATTAAAAAGAATTTGTCGTCAAAGGTAACCAGGAGAGGTCATTACACAGTAACTCAAAGAGACTTATGTCGCTTAGAACCTGTTGTTATTCACCTTACTGGTGCACCTGGTGTCGGAAAGTCAACAATTTTCAACCTCATTAATAAACGGATTGCAGAAGCATTCGGTAAGAATACTCGCAGTCAGGATAATTATGTGTATTGGAGATCAGCTGCCACAGATCATTGGGACGGTTATACCGGACAATTGATTGCTGGCATTGATGATTTTGGCTTTACAGCTGATGATGGAGCAGAATCCGAAATGTCAACAGACAAACAGGAAGTGATCCAACTAGTCAGTTCTGTTAAGTACAGACCACCAATGGCTGATTTAAAAGACAAAGGTAGAAATTTCACATCAGAATTCTTAGCACTTTCATCAAACAAAGGAGCATTATTTGCACCATGTAAGATGAATTCCAGAGGAACTTATGCCCGAAGAGTATTAAAACCCTTCTTTTGGCTAGTTAAACTCAATGGAAAGACCTATGTCTTTCGCATGGAAGCTAAGTATTGTCATGATGATGATTCTTCTGAACCCATGAGAGCTCTTCAGCATCTATTTGATAGATTGCCATCGAATCTTCATGATACATTCAGAAGACGATTCTCGAAAGAATGTCAGAATAATCAATATAGTTTTTACTATCTTGATCACATCTGTGCATCTGATCAGAAATCTCTTGTCAATTATATTACACAATGGGCTCTCTCTGAGTGGCAAGATAAGGATACTTATTTAAAAAATTTCCTTAACGATGATAAACAGATCATTAGACAGTTTATCAGTATGTCAGAATTCGGTGAATTCGGACTTGCCTATGATTTTGAGATCCCTGAGGTTCTTCCAGAAAACAAAGTCCAGACTCATGCAATCGTTGAACCATTAAAAGTTCGTATGATTACTAAGTCACAGGAATTAGCCTATGCTCTTAAACCAGCTCAATTAGCTATGTTTAAAGCGTTATTAGACTATAACTGTATGCGACCTTGTAAGGACGGAAATTATGATCCATCATCAATTCTTCGTGAATTTGACGGGATTCATCCAAACTATTTATTGTCTGGAGACTATTCCGCAGCTACCGATGGATTACACATGGACATTTCACAAGTTGCCATTGACGAGTTAG